CGGAGTAAATGATGAGCCTACTAAGTGAAAGATCCTATTACAAGCCTTTTGAGTACCCCTGGGCTTTTGAAGCTTACAAGACGCAACAGCAGATGCACTGGCTTCCGCAGGAAGTTCCAGTTGCAGACGACCTAAAAGATTTTAGAGAGAAACTAGAAGAAGATAGTAGAAGCCTTCTTACACAGATTTTTCGCTTCTTCACACAGGCTGATACAGATGTTTGCTGTGGGTATGCTAAGCATTATCTACCAACATTTCAGCCTCCAGAAGTACGTATGATGCTAGCTTCTTTTGCTAACATGGAAGCAGTACACCAAGAAGCCTATTCTCTCCTGCTAGAGACTCTTGGCTTTAGTGATGATGAATACCAGATGTTCATGAAAATCAAAGCTATGGCAGATAAGCATGAGTATCTTAGCAACTTTGGTATGGGATCAAAGCTAGAAATTGCAAAAACACTAGCAGTATATAGTGGATTTACAGAAGGAGTTCAGCTCTTTTCGTCTTTTGCTATTCTACTAAACTTTCCGCGACATAACCTTATGAAGAATATGGGACAGATTATTACGTGGTCCATACGGGATGAGTCCCTTCATGTAGAATCAATGTCTAGACTATTTCGTAGCTTTGTTCAGGAAAATCCTGAGATTTGGACTGACGAACTAAAGTACGAAGTCTATTGTGCGGCAGAACGAGTAGTAGAACTAGAAGATGCTTTTATTGATACAGCCTTTCAAGACTGCAAAATCCCCGGATTGACGGCTACTCAAGTTAAAGAGTACATTCGATATATTGCCGATCGTAGACTACTAGGACTTGGAATGAAGAAGATATTTCATTCAGATGAAAACCCTCTACCTTGGATTGACTATATGGTCAATGCAGTAGAGCATACAAACTTCTTTGAAAATAGAGCCACGGAGTATGCGAGGGCTTCTACTACAGGGAATTGGGGAGATATCTTCAAGTAATAAAAAGAGGGCTTAGGCCCTCTTTTTTGCTTCTAGGATATCTGGTTTTATCACCAAAGCTTGATAGTCTACTCTATTAATCTTTACTTCCGATCCATCCACCGTTAGTACTATAACATCTGGTATATTTGGATAATATCTAATACCTGCTATATTATACAGAATGACTTTAGTAGCTGCTACACTGATCTCAATGTTATAAGCAATAGACTGAGTATTGTTTACACCATTTAAAATATTCCAGGCAACTTCTTTAGTTTGAGCTACGGGCTCAATTATATTTATAATTTCCCAGGCTATCTCTTGAATATTAGAAGCAGACGTTAAAATATTCCAATCAATAGACTGAGTACTAGATACACTAGTATTTATATTCCATTGAATAGCTTGAGTATTAGAAGCACTTGTTAAAATATTCCAAGAAGTTGCTTGAGTATTAGTTGCTGAAGTGTAGATATCCCAAGCAACTGATGCAGTGCTAGAAGCTGCCGATAGTATATTCCATTGGGTTGTTGTAGTCTGAGATACAGAAGTGTTAATATTCCAAGCAATATCTTTAGAAGCTGAGATAGAAGAAACTATATTCCAGTTAGTAGTAACACTATTAGATGCAGAGTTAAGAATATTCCACTGAATAGATTGAATAACATCAGCTTCAGTGTTTACGTCCCAGGCTAGCTCTTTTGTTTGATCTACGAAACTTACAATGTCCCAGTTTACTGCTAGATTCTTTACTACTGCTCCAGTAGCGTCAATGTCCCAAGCAAGCTCTAGTGTATTTTGCGCAGAATTAATTATATTCCACGCAATTTGTGCAGTAGAAGAAGCTGATGTTAGTATATTCCAAGATGTATCAGCAGTATTTTCTACCGAAGAGCTTATGTCCCAAGCTACTTCTTTACTGCTTAATATAGAAGCAAAAATATCTGCGGCTTGTCCCGCTAGAGTAAAATCAGCAGGAGTAACAGAGAGTATAGAGTTTTGTAGTAAAGTAGAAGAGCTACCAACTAAAGAAAAGTCTTGAGAGCTAGTGGTTAGTAGTCTATCTGTATTAAGAGTAGTATTATTACCTGCTAAAGTAAAGTCAGCTGGTGTAACAGTAAGCTGTCTAGCTACTAATAGCTCAGTAAAAGGTTCTTCTGAAAGAAACTCAGCAGCAGAGCTATTTAATAGTCTATTAGCTTGTAGAGAAGCTTCAAACCCTTGTAAAGTAAATTCACCAGGTAGGGTAGCAAACTCTTTTGTTGTTTGTCCAGAGCTATCGCTACCTGTAAGAGTAAAGTCAGCGGGAGTAGTAGTTAATACTCTATTAGCTTGTACTGTAGCAGAGGTGCCAGTAAGAGAGTAATTTGCCGTTCCTGTATCTAATAATCTAGTAGCAGTTAAATTAGAAGAAGTACCTGTAACAGTAAAATCCGCAGGAGTAACATTAAGCTGTCTGGTAGTTAATAAAGTTGCAGAACTTCCCGTTACCGTAAAGTTTAACGGGCTTATTTCTAGTATTCTTGTAGAGCGTATCTCTAGCCAGGATATTTCAATTGTTGACATATAATTATATACCGGGCTTTAATCTTACAGATTAACTATTACAATACCTCTAGCTTAATTCTAGAAGCCGTACCAGACGTAACAACCGTTAATTTATAATCAGTATAACTAGAAGTTAGCGTTTGCCAATCTCCTGTTCCTACAACATTATTACTACTATCTAAAAGTAGTCCTCTTATTTGTCCTGCTGTACCAGTATACTTAGCTCTTATATTAATCATATAATCGCCAGCTTCAAGAGAAAGGCTAAGCCCAAAAATAGCAGAAGCTGCTGTACCAGAAGTCGTAGGGCTTATAATGTAGTCAGTATCTGAAGCTGTGGCTTCATCAATCATAGCATATAGATCAGACCCCGTACTAGCACTCCAACCCGTAACAGTTACATCGCTACTAGGTCTACTAATACTAACTAAAGGAGGCAATAGTGGCTGTCTGATTCTTAACATTTAGTTAACTGCTCTTCCTATATCTCTTAATAGAGTACTAATAATATTATCATATGTGGGTAGTTCTGTAATAGCTTTACCGCCAGAAAAATAATTAATAACGTTTGTGCTAAAAGTTGACGCAGATCTTAAAATACGCCAAGCACTAGCTCCATTAGTAGTAACGGAGGCTTGGGTATAATTAGTAGTAGTTTTATTATTTCTCCAGTTAAAATTGCTAGAGTTATCTCTAGATAGAATGGAAACCCCTGTAGCCCAAGAGCCCACATTTATATCTCCGGTATTTCTTGATCTAACTCTTGTGTTATGTGTTCCAGCTGAGTCGTAAATACTACCACCATGTCCCCAAACCGGGCTAACAGTACCTATAGTATCTAAAGAAGTAAGATTTACAGCAACATGATAATCATTCAGAGCTTCAGAACTTGCGTAGTAGATTCCACTATCAAAATACTTTGATGTACCATCTCCTGTAAACCCATTTTTTCTACTATAATCAGAAAGAGTAAAATTATAATTATTTAATCTATTTGAGGGTCCTTTAAGACAAGTAATAGCACCAGTTAAACTTCTAGCCCCCGCCATAATTGATATAAACGTTATCTTATCCCATATCTTCGTATCTTTACAAGCTACTACAAAGTTATTTATTGCTTCCTTTACACCAGACTCTAGAGCAGCATTATCTGCTCTTTCTATCTTTGCAATATATAATAAAGCATCAGGGTCCATACGACCCTGTATACTCATTTCATCTGCTCGGCTAGTACCTCTAGGCATTAGGAAACATCCTCATTATACGGAGTAATATAAATATCATTGTCTGCTGCGTTAAACGTAGCACTTGTGTTATTAATAACACTTATACGCAAAGAAAAAGGATAAAGTCTAACCATTGGAAAAATAACAACTTTAGCACCACTAGCATCATCTACTGCAGCTGTGTACAAGTCACCTGCAAATTTAGCTGTAGCCGTATCTGTACCATCGCTGACATTAACTCTTAGGCTAATATAAGCGCCAGCAGCAGGGTCAAAAGTACCTAACTTAACTGTTACTGCTGCATATAAATTTTTATTAGAACTATTGTCATAAGAAACTGGGAGAGATTCACCATTTACTGCTAATCCGTCTAATTGGTCAGTTACAATAGTACTAGATCTACTGGATGGAGTTGCCCACTTTGCGACTGCCATTATGGCTTACCTCCTCTTGCTAAACTTACTACTCTTGGATCCACTGTAATTCCAGCCACTTCTGCCCAAGATGGGTATCTTTCTCTTCTAGATAATGCAAAAAGAGATTCTTGCTGTATAGAAGTTAAAACTCCCGCCGAGACTAGTGCCTGTATTTGTGTTCTTGTAGACACACGGGCAACATCAAGTTCTCCTGCTCCAATAACTCTAAGACCCCACTTCATAACGGGGTCAGAAGAAGCTTCAAAATTATTTAATAAAGCTGCGCCCTCTTCTACCCCTAGAGTATCCATTATTGAGCCTACTCCTAAACTTGTAGACTCCCATGATACTACTACTGGAAGCGTAGAGTCTGGTGCACCTTCC